TGTTTTAGACGGTCGCTTGAGTTTTACAGCCGAATGGTTCCGAAAGGATACTAAGGACCTGTTGCTTTCCAAACCTGCTCCCCCGTATTACCGGGGGATTTTAACTTGCTTTTGAATTATTGAGTGGAACTAAAATAGAAACTCAAATTTTTAATTAAATTTTTCACTTTTTAACTCAAATTTTGAGTTACTATTTCACTTTTTAGTTCCTGATTTCACTTCCTACGCTTGCGCCGCCACCACCGGCAAAGCAGTCAATGATAATGTTATTTTTCATGGCATCACCTCCGGCATAAAATCAGATAATCGCATTTGTGCCATTTCTGCGTCTAATCTCTTTTTGGATAAATCGTAATAATGCTTGTCCAGTTCAAAGCCAACATATGAATGGTTGGTTCTGTAGCAGGCTATTAAGCTGCTGGCACTGCCTACATGTGTGTCTAGGATAATGTCTCCGGGCTTTGCATAGCGGTTTAGGAGCCATTCATATAGTGCCACTGGTTTTTGTGTAGGGTGGATACGCTTTTCATTCAATGCCTTATTCCCCTGCTGAATAGTTCCTTCAGTAATGGACTTTCCCTGGAACATTCCACGCCACATATACCGGAATATGTCTATCCTTTTAGTCAGACTGCAGAATGCCACCTCTGCATCCGACTGGTCAGAACCATCATTGCATTTATCCCATACGATAAGACCACCAGCCAAAGTAAAATCAAAGTAATTGCATCCCCATATAATCTGATTTTTGGATACCCGAAACAATTCCTCGAAGTATTCCCTAGAGGGTGGCTCATTGTCCCACCCTCTGTTTTCGTACTGTCCGTCCTTTACATATGTTTTTGTTCCATTTTTCTGCTTAACAAATGTATTCCTATTTTTGCCACCATGCTCATGTAAGCCATACGGTGGATCCACAATCGCAAGGTCAAAGTAAGCATCCGGGAACTCTTTCATCCCATCCATGCAATCCATGTTGTAATATCCAAAATCCATTACGGCTCCTTTCTCTTATTTCTGTGCTAAATAGCACATGATTCCACAATCCGGGAATATCAGTACCTTATATTCATATTCCCATGTTCGTTAATCCAATCAATAGCTTCACGATAAGTAACCCCATTGTTTTCAATAACATCCAACAGTTTATACATTCCTGGATGAGTTTCCTTTAGCCGTTCAAAGCGTCCTTCTCCCGGCTTTTCAAGATGACACCCGAAACCACATAACACGCATCCGGTTCTATTGCATCCAGTAGTCTTAAGCGGTCTGTTTCCGGTTTCAAACAATCCATAATTAGCAGATAACTCAGACAAATCCATTTGACCATCAACACTTCCCTCTGCATCATAATCAATAACCACATCACCGTATACGGAGCATATAGGAAGATTGTTGATTTTGATATATAAAAGCACATCTTGTTCTGTCCAAAAAGACATGGGATTACTTGTTGGTATTTTTAAATTGAATCCATTGCAACCGTTTTGTAGCCATTTCTGCGTACGTAATTTGCTTTCGCTCGCCATAGTGGCTGTTATAGGATTTCTTCCAGTTTTTCTATGGTATTCGTGCAATGGTTTTTTTTTCATTACGGTGCAACATTTGTTTGAAATATCAAATGGAGATTCAAACATAAATTTGTATTTTTCTTGCGAAAAACTGCTTTTTTCTTCTCTAGTGGGATTCTCCTTTATCGGATTTTCTTTGTCGGTTGTAAGCATCCCTATCATTATTGCAACAGCCGAATGTGATGACTTATTTGTAATGGTTAAGAACATTGCTTTTCCGCCACAGAACGGGCATGGTTTAAGTTCCATTGCTCCATTCTCCGTCATGTCTACTACTCCAACAGTTCCGGATTGTCAAATACATTCCCAATCACTGAACATTCATCACCTAAAACTTCATAGCTTTCAGCAGATAATCTGTTTGTCACTTGGAAGGAAATTGTTTCATCATCCCATACGACTTTACCGATGCAATCTGCTTCTGCCAGTCCGCTTTCTGTACTGTATGAATCCCAGTAAGCAACAATGTCATTCTCCCAAATCAGATTACCGTTCTTGTCTTTCAGTCCGGTGCACTGGCAGATTGTTTCTCCGTCAACCTCAATAAATTCGTTAAAGCCAAGACCTGTGCTGTTCCACTGGATGATATAGCAACAGTCTGTGTAAGGCTCAATATAAAATGCACCCTCTACCCACTGACCATCTTTGATTCGTTTTGCTTTGAATAAATATCTATTCTGCATCCTCATTCCTCACTTTCCCGGTACGTCTCCGGCAGTGGAATCCACACCGGCTGATTCTGCAAGGCGGTGATTGCTAGCTGTAATGCATCCTCACAGCAATGATCCACTCCTGTTTGTCCGTACAGAGGACATTCTTCACAAACCTCTGAATACCGTTCACTCTGAGCCTTTAAGCAGTAAATAACTTCTTCTCTCTCCATCCTTGCTCCTTTCCGGAATCCTCGGCTTGCTCTCCACCACAGGATAACTGCAGTCATACGGCTTCGTGCGTCCGATTCTAATAGCATCAGCAACCGGATGTGTAGCCATGTAGTGTAAGTCACCGTTTTGAAAGTTTCCTGTTCCCTCTCTCACAAAGCTACACTCCTTTTTCCGTATGTACTTGCGATTCTGTATACATTGCAAATTTCTCTGTAATATTTTTCCTGTTCATGGATATGAGCATCTACACGGTCAAGTTCCGTCTCACACCACTTTGCAAATTCTTCTGTGGACAATGGTGTCTCTGAAACATCGAATTTCTCTTTGTTGTCAATCACAAAACACACCATATCGACCGGGATGTGGTTCAAATCCGCAAGAATCTGAATCTGTTTGTCCTTGTCATCTGCTTTTTCATAATTTGATAACAATTCATAGCCTGTCATCTGCATTTATATCACCTCTTATCAAGTTTGATTTCTTTGTCGTAGCAACTCTTCTTTGGATTTCCCTCTACCGGAGAAATCATCTTTTTAGGGTCTGTGGTGTATGCTCCGTTTAGCTTCACACCGACTTTCCCTTTTTCATCCACATAGCATGACGGCTTGTAACGATCCGGTGGAATGTAGTTGTGAATGCGCCAGTGCTTCACCAACACAACACCGCTGTCGAAAGATAAAAGGAATCTATTGTCTATCAAGGATTTCAAATCATCATCAGAAGCACCGCACATCCTTATGATTTTCCGTGGGTTGTTTACAAACCCGTCATCATCAGCGTTCATACAGATATGGAAATAAAGCATTTGAGCCGTAGCAGGAATATCCAAAAAAGCATCACTCTCAATTATTTTTGCACTGAACATTCGTTTTTCTGCCATTTAGAACTCCTTACTCAAAAATAGGCTTCTCAATATAGATACCGGTGTTTTCCACCAGTTCTCTCCACAAGTCCATGAAATCCTTTCCGTTGCACTTGTCTCCGGCTTTGTCCATGTGGTCAGAAAACTTATCCTTAAAATTCGTCAGCTTCTTCTTACTAAATCCATCTTCCATAAGAATTACCATTCCATATAGGATGTACCTTGTGGACAACTCATTGATAAGATTGTTACATCTGACCTGTTCCAGGATGCATTTCTGCGCTACAACCGACTTGTAATGTGGATAATCAGCTTCGGTAAATTCCTTGTACTCAATCGTCCAGTCTGCAAAATCGTTAAGCCTGCTCTGTAACTCCGTATAAGGCTCATTCTCGTACTTTTCGTTGTACTCTGTGAATTTACCGCAGAAGTCGGAAAGTCTCGTCTGTGAGTACTTATAGTCTTTCCACAAGGTATAGCAGAACAGTGTCAGTATTCCGGTGAATGGACTTCTCTCTGCAGACTGCTTCAAAAGTTCTGTCTGCCGCATGATTTTCAAAATTTCCTGCGGATTGTCATATCGTTTTGGCATTTTTTGTATCACCTCCAAGTTCTGTGATTTTCAAGTTCTTTCAGTGGCACATCCGCAGCATTCATCTTCGTATTTCACCATTTTCTGAAAAACTCCTTTAATTTATTGCAGACTTGCTGAAATCTATACTTAAATAAGTACTTTTTAAAAGATTCAGTTCCGTATTGATAGCATAGATACATAATTTGTTTTTGAGTAGAAAGAGATTCATAAAACTCCTTGTCAGTTTCTTCAACGTATTGTAAAAGTACTTCATAGTCTGTTTTATTCATTACTTTCACCGTCCTTTTCTCCATGCAAAAGTTCCATAAACTTCTGATACTGTTTCTGTGAAACTGAATTGTTCTGCTTCTCAGGCTTCAAACTGATGACCAAATGTTTATCTGCAATGTTCGATAGTTCCCTTGCAAGATTGATTCTGCCTTGTGCCAGTCCATCACGGTAACCTTTTCCCGGTCGGTACTCTGCGATCTGCTTCTTTCCATCACCTTGACCACCGGCTGTTTTGTTGCGAAGCTGATAACCCTCGTTTGCATAACGCTTAATCCAGTACTGCTCCCACTTGTCCAGTTCTTCTACCGGATAATGTAAGAATCCGATTTTCCAACCGTATATATTTTCCGCAGAATATAATCCGTGGCTTTTCATGGATAAATCAATGTGCTGGTATCCGTTAAGGTGTCCGGACAGTCTCTGCAAGATACGTACCGCCTGTCCCACATACGCAAATCGGAAACCATCCTCGTCTGTTCTTGTCAGAAAGTAAATTCCACTTCCATCGTCCACGTATGGATTGACTGCCAGTATTTTTTCACGATTTTTTCTCTCTATGGATTTTGCTTTTGCTATATTCTTCCAATCAGCCAACCACATCACCGCCTTTCAAATGGAATCAAATATCCGTCCGGCAAGGCATTTATAATATTTCTCAATGCCCCATATCCTGTTTTTTGCATATTGACTAAAGCATTGCTTTGACAGGTATTCAGTTCGGATATGTTAGAATCAATGCTCTGCATTATTTCACTTCTTAATTGCGGTGTAAGTGGTCTATAAAATGTGTCAGCCATTCGCACCACCATTTCTGTACTTTTCCAGTTCTGCAATCATGGTCTCTCTGCCAATATCTGCGCTCTCATACCACTCTACCGCATGAAAAACACCGTTAAGATTCTCGCTCAAAACCTCAATTCTGATACTTGCCGACCGGATATACTCAATCAACCGCTGTGTATCTCGTGCTATGTCCTCGTAACCGTACAACTGTAAGTGTTGCACCATAATTTCAAGGTTGGAGATACTTGACGGCTCCATTAGCTCATTGACATCCTTGTAGCACAAATAATCAAAACTTCCACCACTCAAAACGGACACTCCTTTCCATTCCGTAAAATCCATTCCTTGCCTGCTGCCGCATAGTCCACATTCGCCATAGGAGCAATCTTTTTTACCTCTGCGACACATTCATCAGCATCGGTTGTATCACCGCCCAAATGACACAATATGACGTTTTGCAAGGCATCTGACTTGTTCGCTTCGACAATTCCTTTGCAAGTATCCAGTTCGCAGTGACCTTTGACCTTGTGAACGTAATTAGGTGCATCCATGTCAACATATTTCTTCTGATAATTACACTCGATCAAAAAACAATCTATCTCCTGTTTGCGGAAATTATATGGAATGTATTCAAAGTCCGTGGCATAAATAATTCTCTGTGAATACGGCAAAGGTGTCTTAATATAAAATCCGTTGTTCCAACAACCATTGTGCGGAACATCAAACGCCTGTATGTCGAAATCACCTAAAGTAAAGTGCATTGTCTCTACTTTTCCGCTTTCATACGGTGCTACAACTCTGATTCCCATTCTCCGCAAATCTTCAATACTCTTGCTATGGTCTCCTAACCATGCTCATGTGAAACTATGCAACCAACAATATTTTTTACATTCCAGTCACACATACGCTTTATATCCATGATTCCCATTCCTGCGTCAATCAGAAGTGTTTCATTCTCCGTCATGAGTGCGTATGAGTTGCCTGAACTGCCTGAACCGCAACATTTCAATTTGAGCATTTCATCACCTCACTTTCTTGTGGTTGGGCACTTTATACACAAAGCAATATAATATCGTGTCATATTTTATACTGTAATATTCTATGTTGTTCAAGGTTATATTGATGTGCGGTTTGCACCGCCTATAAAGTACCCAACCTGTATTTATTTTTTACTTAATGCCCTCTACATGGTATCTGCCGTAGCCACTACTTCTTCCACTTCCGATTCCATTTCCGAATCCTGCAAGATTTATGATGTTTACAATTTGTTCAATGGAGTATGCGTTCTCGGTGTACTGAATTGTAAAAGTAGCTTTCCAACCGCTAAATCTGTTCAGTCGCACAAGAACTGGACTTCCTTTTTTAGGTGACATCAACTTCTCGTCAATGTGATGTTCTGCAAACTGGATAGGGACTAAATCTCCCTTTGCAATGATATTTACTCCTGCATTGAATTTCGTAGCATATGTATCAATCTTGTTCTGCGTGACAGCCTGTCCGAAAGATTTTTTCAATCCAAAACCAGTAATACATGGTGCATTTTCCTTTAATGCCTTTACAAGTCCTTCCTCTGAAAAATCGGTAGGTTTTCCATTGTACCAGTGCATAGCAGTGATAATAGATTCCCATGGGTTAGGCTTCGCTGTGTCCTTTGCCTTGTCCTTGCGCTTGTCAATCAAATCTCTTGCATTTACATCATTCATCTTGTTCAGAATCAAATCTCCGTCACCTGCAATAGTGATTTCTGCGGTTTTGATGTTGAGTGGTCTAATTTCAATAACTTCCGTATTTGCCATGATATAATCTCCTTTTCTATTCTTTTGTGTGCTTACCGCTTTGTAAGTGGCATAAACAATAATTTTTGTAGTGTTCTGTTTTGTATTGTAATGTCTTGTTCTGTACTGTCTTGTAATGTGTTTTTCTTTGCTTTTGTGGCTTATGCCACCTATAAAACGGTAAGCAGTTACTGATAGCACTTTGTAAGCGATATGATGTTCTATGCTATAATTTAATTTGCTTTCCTATAATGTCCTGTTTAATTCTTATTTTTGGCGGTATCATACCGCCTATAAAATGCTATCAGTTTGTGCCTATAATCAAGTGCTTAACAAGTGAGATAAAATGTCCTATGATTTGCTTTATTTTCCTTTTTCATTTTGTCCTGTTTTCTCGATATTTTATAAAAAGCTGTTATATAATAGGTGTTTATCCCACCTATAAAGCACTTGAATATAGGTTGTTTTGTCTTTTCCTGTCTTGATTTATCCAGTTATGTTCTGTTTGATGCTTATATATATCTAAGCAGTGATTAAATCTATCTGTTCAAATACCGATTCAAGTTCAGAAAGTGTATTGTATTTCTTTCTGAAACTTTCCAGTTCCGACAACGCTCTTTTCAGCAAATCATCGTATTCATCATGGTTCGTCAAAAAAGTTCTTGTCGGCTGATACACCGTGTCAGATGTTCTGCTTAATACTCTGACGGGTGGCACATCTTCGCTTTTGGGAGCAATGTAAAGCATTCTGATAATATTTCCTGCCTGCGTGATTCTGTATCTTTCTGCTGCCACATCGTTATCCCATTCAAAACATTTATGTAATTCAGATTCCTTGTCCCTTGCTCTTTCAAGTAAAGAACTAGGTGTGATGTTCTCCAAGGAAATAATTTCTGAATAGCATTTGTTCGCATCAGCTTTGAAAATGCCGTTCACTTTCCATTTAACAGTATCTTCCATGTCCTCAATTCTCCCTACTTAAAGCAATCCGGTGTCTCTGCGCTGGCAATGTCCGTCTCTGCGGTCTGCGGTACTTCCTCAAATGTTGCGTCAGGAAACTCGATAGTGTTTGCATTTGCCTGTACCTCTTCTGCCACAACTTTTTCCACATCAAGTTTCACATCGGAAACATCAGGAAATTCTTCCTGCGCATACAAACCTTGGAATTTATCCGGAAAAGCTTCTCTTAATGCCTGTACAACAGCAACTTTTCTTATCATTGTTGCAGGCTTTTTGGACCATTGACCGTTGATTGTTCCATCTTTTTTTCTTCCAACATATTCATCGAAAGATACTGACTGGTACTCCGGTGTCTCTCTTCCTTTGATAAACACTTTAGCCCAACCTCCTACAATAGATTCGTCCTTAAGGACAAAAGATCCTTCTCTTTCTTCAACGGAACCATCTTTCTTCTGAACAATAATTCCTGCTTTTTTTCCTGCATAATTTGGATTTGCATCGGCTCTTTTTGTAAAAACATCTTTTCCGGTAACAATCGTAGCAGGATCATTGTTTCCAAACTTAATGAGGTATGCTTCTTTCAAAAAAGGATTAAGATGCTGATATCTGCAAAGAGACATAAACATCATTACTTCCTGATCCGATACGTTTCCACCACCGCTTACAAGGTACTTTCTTACCGTTGTTGGGGAAATTTTTACAATTTCCCCATTTGATTCGTATTCCACAATTCCTGTGTTTTCCTGCTTCTTTTCGTCTGCCATGTTTCTACCTACCTTTCTACCTTTTTGATGCCGTCAATGTTAATGATAAATACCTGGCTTGTCTTTGGATTCTGAATAAGTGCAAGAGTTTTCCACTTATCGTCATCGTGTTGCGAAATGTTCAAAACCTTTGCAACCATTCCATTTTCAACAGAAACTCCATTAACAAAATTTTGTCTATAACTTCCAAGACCGCTCCATGTATAGTATGTTGAATAGCATTTACCGCTATGTGTTACCTCTACCATGTCACCGACACGGATTTCGCTGTCATCATCTTCCTGCGATTTTTCTTCCGGTTTGTAGTTTTCAAGGACAACGTACTCTTTGTGCCATAAACCAACATTTTCCTCAGATTTTTTGCAAATACATCCTGATGTCGTAACGCAATTTACTTTGAAAATATCTCCGTTTTTATAAGGAATCAAACAAGGCATCGCATAAACAACCTTGATGTACTCACCGACTTTAGCTTTTCTCTTAACCTCCCGGACACCGTTATCAGGCTTCGCATCTTCGCCCATCAGCCGATTAAAAGCCAACTTTGCACCAGTACGGAAATCAAATTCATCAGCCGGATTGCAGTTTGCTTCTGCTTTCTCGCCAATGGACTTGTCCAGCGCAACTACTTTGTTGTCATTGCGGTAGATTACTATGGTTTCATTCTGAGTTTTAACTAAATCAAGCGCATCTTCTGCGTGATTCCATCCGTGCCCTTCTTTGGCGAATCCATTGCAATCATGACCGCCTACAAATTCGTCAAACTCAACCGAGCAGTAATTATCCGTCAATAGTTCTTTGACTGTTCCGCATTTCCCCACAGTTCTTCTGTTGAGTGTAACAATATCCTTTTTTACTTTTACTCTGTCTCCAACCTTAAATTTACGTTTTACCATCTTATTCTTCCTCACTTTCCGGCTCATTCATAAATCCACTTGCAACTCCCTGATGCACTGTCACATCAGCCTTGTAAATCTCCTTGATGCTTCTAGGCATCACATGGAATGTCACATCCGTATCAGCAATCTTACCTTTGAATTTCAATGCTCCACGGTCTGAAAGTCCCAGGTACACACCCACGCAACACTTGTCATCAAAATTGAATATAACGGTGTCACCGGCATTAATTATTTCTCCGCTTGTTGTCAAAACGGAAATGACGGTCTCTTTCTTAATCTGCATTCTCCGCATCTCCTTTCTTTATCTCGTCACAAAATATCTTGGCAGAAATTTTCGCTCCAAAAAGAGAAAAAATAATACTCATGCCAAGATTCTTCGTAATAATAGAATCAAACGGCTCTTCTGCCATTGTTTTTGCAATTATATTGCACATTTCATCAGCAGAAATCTCAACTTTTTTATCCATATCATAATCATCATTAGGCATTAGGTACTTCCTCCACTTTCAAAACCGCATCATCACTTCTTCGGAACATAATCAACTGACTGTCAACATCAGGAATCTTCCAAGGGTCAAGGCTTTCGGTATCGTCAACCATGATAGGCAATTCCACACCAAACCGCTTCTGAAACGCATTGCAAATGTCAATCTCCGTCAGAATCCTTGCTCCGTGGTTCATGTTTCGGCTGTAAGGCTCTCCACGGTATGTAAAGTCACAACATTCTTCCGTGTCACCATTCACAAGAGGTCTGAACATCCGCACAGTGCAGAAAGAAAGATACTTGTTCACATCAGCTTCCAACAGTTCGTTCTTCTTCCGGCTGAATTTCTTTAACAGGTCAAGCTGTGCCTGCACATCTGTAATCTTCTGTGCAATGTTCTTGCGCTCCTGTTCCAGTTCTGTGATACGCCTATCCACACTCTCGTTAATGCTTACACTCGCCAAAGACTTATCAACCACGGAAATATCCTTGCGGATCTGCTCTTCATCACATTTTAACTGGAATCTAAGAAGATTCATGTCAGTGAATTTGTGCATGGCAGCTTCTTTCTCTGCAATCTGTGACTGAATAGCTTTGTATTCTTCTGTGTTGGAAATATCCACGCTTGCCGGAATGGAATTTAAGGCATTATCAGCAATGGCAATCTCTTTTTCCAACCGCTCCACTTCATCCTCGGTCTTTTTCAGTTCCTCACGCTTATGCTCCAGTTCTGCCTGATCCGCTTTGATATGGTCAGCACAGGAAGAACCCTCTTTGGTAATCAGTTCCAGTTCATGTGCCTTATGCGTATCAAACTCCGTTCTTAACTTCTCTTTCTTCTCTTCCGGATATTCCTGTCCGCAATAAGAACAGATCATAGAGTTTTCATCAAATTTAAGGCTCTTATTCAAATCCCAACTCTTCTTCAGTTCCTGTCTCTTCTGTTCATACTGTGCAATGTGATTTTCCAGTGCAGTAATCTCTTCACGAATGGTATTTGCCTTAAGCAACTCTTTCTGATGCTCATTCTGAATCTGATTCAGTGTTGTGCGCTTCTCTCTTCTGTCCGTATCCAGTTTTTCATTTGCTTTCTGCTGTAATACACTCAACTGACCTTTTAACTCAATAATTCCATCAGAAAGCTTATCGTAGGAAATCATGCTGTTCTGCGTATCTGTCTGCTGCTTAATGTTCTCTGACAGCTTATCCATTAAAGCTTTCTTTTTCAGTTCCAGATCCGCAAGGTCAATATCCACTCTCTGACGGCTCACCTCGTCAATACGGCTCGGAATTTCATCTAACAGGTCATGCAAGCCCTTGGTTCCATTTCTTCCCCTTGTGCCGTACAACTGCGTATTGCAACGCTTTTTCAGTTCATCAACCGTGCCGTCCTGCAGAACAGTCCTTAATGCTTCAAACTCCGGAAACTGATTGCAAATGTCATCATTACTGTGCTGGCCAAACATATCAGTGAGAAGTGCTCTCTGATCCGTGCCACCTTTCAGCAGAAGTGTCATGGCATTGATGCAAAGTGAAAACTTATCTTTTCCGCATACACTCTCTTCTAAAAATGCTTCAAAATCTGCTGCCTTTTTTGGAATATCATTCACATAGTAATCCGTGACATTGCCGGTAAACTCTCCTTTCTTATTGAAGTTCTGACGGCATACTTTTTTCAGAACCTTGTCTGTACCGTCAATCTCCACGGTAACTTCTGCGGTAATATCTCCGTCGATGTCATTGCCGTCCTTATCGTGCGGTCTGATTCCGGTGATCTCTCTGCCGTTCTCGTCACGGCATCCAAAAATATACTGAATTGCTCTTTTGATCGTGGACTTACCTGTTTCATTTACACCGGAAACCTCTGTCCGGTCGTATAAATCAGTGTCCACTACGTTAGAACCATAGAATTTGCAGAAATTCTGCAAAAAGGTGTGTTTAATCCTCATTTTTCCTATCCTCCCAAAGATATAAATACAGTGAATTAACAAACATATAGATTGAGACCGGCTTGTCTGTCTCATTGATCTCCTTGTATAGCTCTGTGCTTGGGTTCATCTTATCAACAACCCACTTGATCGCCCGGTACACGCTTTCCTTGGTTGTGCTGTGTTCCTCTCCGATAATCCGGTAGATTTCAGAAAGTCTTCTGTTCCGGTTCTCAAACATCAGCGTTTCAACCTCGATGATGTACTGGAATCCCGGCAAGTACTGTTTCAGCCCCAGTTCTACCAAGATTTTTCTTATCTTCCTTTCCATTTCCTCACTCCTCCGGCTTTCAGTCTTCTGTTACGTGGATCATGTCGTCCTCTTCGCTGATATACAAGATTCCTGCATCTAACAGTCTTGCAATCAGAATCTCATTCGCACGGACGATGGGGATAATCTGTCGCTTCTGCATAAAAATACTCCTTTCTTAACCATTTTTTCTTCCCGGTATTGCGGTTTACAATTCTGTAATAGAATGCTGTTTCACGGTCAATTTCCCACTCTTTCGGACTGTAAAATATCTTTCCGATGCACCCTTTGACGGTAAACCGCTTTTTGGCACTCATACGGTGTCCTCCGCAAGTTTTCCTTGATTCCACCATGAGAAATCACAAACGCTGTCCCTTGAAAAAGAAGTAGCACCATTAGTCCATGTAAATATTTCCCCACCTTCAAATTTTGCAAAATATCTAGGTTTCCAAGGGTCACTATCGGAATCTCTTACGTACACTTTCGTGTCCACAGGCACTTTCGACCAGTCAACAGGTGGTTCAACATATTCCTGCTCTGCCCATTCTTTGAACCTTTCCCTGCATCTGCTTTTATCACTCCATGCGCAATCGGAACAAAGTATTACATTGCAATCACATAACTTTCCTTCTTTGTCCACAGCTATCTCTATACTATCAAGTGCCATGTCAATAATCTGTTCCGCATACTTCTCTCTGTTCGTCATTTTCCATTCATCCTTTCCAGTTCTGCGCTCCTGGTTAATATCCAGTCTGCGTAATCACTTAATTCTGTCTTTGTAGCTGCGTTCTTCTCTCCGTGGTAAACCATGAGGACAATTCCTACATCACAGTACTTTTCAAACAATTCCGACAAGTAGTCAGCTCCCACATGGATATTACCGTCCACGGAGTAGATGTCCGTCACTCCCAAACGCTCCATGCGGTCTTTATGCCATCTGTCTGAAATCTGCATCAGACCTTTGCAACCGCCACTTTCCACATCTGGTCTGCCGGAAGATTCTTTCTCGATCATTGCCATGAGCAGTTCCGGGCAGATGCCGTATTCCTCACCGTACTTTATACACGATTCCTGTGCTTCCTCGGAGATAAAACTGCCGGATGGCTGTGCCGTGGAAGTAAATGTGATGGAGAGTGCTATTATAATAGGAAGAAACAGCTTTAATGTTGTTCTCATAAAATCCAAAATCTCCTTTTCATATCAAATATTTTATTGCTAACTGGACTATTAAACTGGTTATAGTAGAAACAAATATCGTCCATAGAATTTCCTCGTTTCTAATAAACCAAAACTTTATTTTGATTTTTAAAGGATCTGATTTACAATGGTTCTTATTTCTCTTCTTTAATATTCTTTTGTCTCTATATAACATAGAGTAGAATCACCCCCGTGAATATTCCTAATAGCCAGAAGAAAACCATAAGGACAACATCAACTATTTTTCTCATACGCAATACCTCATAGCATATCTCCTTACGATATTCTCAAAGATTACTCTCAGTCTTACATTGTCAAAAATAACCGCAATCTTTGTAGTTCCCTCTTTGATAGCTGTTTTTGTGTTGCCTGCATCTTCCATACGCTTGATTTTATTGCCCTGAAGCCTTGCTAAAACACAATGTGCTTCATTTTCCAATTCACCATACATCTGATTGTAAAGTGTCTGATAGTCAATACCGCTCTTTGCGGAAATATTGCGTACCTTTGCATTAATGTCTGCTTTCCAGTCTCCGATAGGCTCTGTGAAAATTTCTTTCATGTTGGTGACTGTACTTTCCAACTTCTGAACCTGTTCAGCTTGTTTCTTCTGTTCCAGTTCCTGTCGTGCCATGCTCTCAGCCAGCGACATAACCATTTGCATCTGTGGCGACAACTGGGAACGGTTAATAACTATTTCTTTTGCTTTTTCCTCAACCCTTGTAAAATATTCTCTTGCCTGTTCTGCTTTCTCTCCACTTCCTTTCATGGAAAGTTTCTTCGCAAAATGAGCGGAAAGTCTATAATCATCTCTCTTCACTCTTCCGCCAGTAGGTGTCTCGACATCAATGTCGAATCGCACCCAATCCTCGTTTTCTGTGGCGAATTCATTTTCTGTAATGTTCGTTTTCGCCCACCGTGAAAATTGCCCCTGTGCTAACTCTAAAAAATCGTATAACGCTCTTGCAGTAGTCATTCCGTTTTCATCAATCCCCAGTGCAATCTCAATGGGTGTTTTCATGTTTGATGTTTGTAATTCGTTCATTGTTCTCCTTTCTGTGGTATACTCTCCTATAAGGAGGTGATAGTTTGGTATACAATGGTTTTTGCGATAAGCAAAATAAAAATTACTCTGTTGAATTTTCTTCCATAAATGCAACCTCTAAAGAGGATTTAAGTAGAAAAACCATAAATGGAAGATTGAATTGTATTTATGCAGGTTTGACTGGATGTTGCGACCATCCTAACCAATGCTCAATTCTCAAAAACATCAACAAGTAATGGAATGGCTCTCTGAAATATGGGAGCCTATTCTTTCGAAAAGCTGATAGGAATTTCTCTGCTCCTAAGCTTTATGCTTTCGATTTCTCCTAACCCATCCTGCATAATCCGCAACACTCTCATATCCGTTGCAATATTAAGTGCATTAAGGTCAAGTGTCAGAGTAGGAATATCATCCCCAACCCCTTGTTTCAGTGTGAAGCTTCTCACACCGTTAATTTTGTGACCGTCAATGAGTAATTCTGTAAAAACTCCCTCTTCACCGTCACACTGGTGAATCTCAATTTTTGATGTTTTCACTCTTCTCACCTCTCTCGGCAAATTCCTCCGCCATTTTTTCTTTTTCACTCATTCAATTAACTCCCTATTTGTGGTATACTCTCCTTATTCTGATATAAGGAGGTGAATTACATTGGATTCCAAAGAATACGCATCCGCTTACGCCATTGCTAAAATTTGTGGATATACCGGAAGTTTTGATGATTTTAAGAACCTGTACTACCAATACTATTCAGAAATCGTCAATTCTTTGCCGGAAGAAAAACCGGATCAGGCAAAATGTGAAGCAGCTATCAATCCAATGCGCAATATAAGAACTATTTTTTAACTGCCAGTAGTGCCATTGAGAGAGAATCGAGGATTTTACACTGTTGCTGTATTTCTTCGATTCTCTTCTCACCGCCACAACAATCTTCTGCAATCAGAAGTGCCATACACTCTACGCTGTCGGACAAATTCATGCTATTACCTCCAGCTTCATATCCATATGACTTTTTCATGCTTTTCTCCTTTCAAAAGTTAAATGTTTTGAACTTCCGTGTCAAAAAAATATTCTTGTATGTCGTTCTCGGTCAAATCAAGAAGTCTAATTGCTGTAAGAATTTCCTGCTGTTTCCACGGACGTTTTCCATTCATTTTCAGAGAAAGTGTACGTTCTGAGCACCCTAATGCTTCTGCAAAATTTGATTGATTAGAGTACTTTTCCACTATTCTTCCTTTTAATTTTCTGTAGTTAAAAGTCATTGTTCAACCTCCTTTCAAGTTCAAATCTTTTAACTATTTGTATACTACCACTGCTTGCGGTGTATGTCAACCTAAAATTCAAATATTTTAACTTTTTAAGTTTTAAGTATTGAACTTTTGTTCAAATAATGTTATATTCTTATTTGAAAGGAGGGATATAAAATGAAAAGGTTTACTACCTCGCAAAGACTTCGGCAGATAATGGAAGAAAGGAATTTAAAACAAGTAGATATTCTTAATAAAGTGCTTCCGTATTGTGCAAAATTTGATGTTAAGATGAATAAATCAGACATCAGCCAATATGTTTCCGGGAAAGTAGAACCAAGCCAAGATAAACTGGTTATGCTTGGCATGGCTCTTGGTGTGACAGAAGCATGGTTAATGGGATTCGATGTTCCTTTTGAAAGAAAAGATTCTGCTGCGAAAGCTGAACAAGATTTCGATTTCTATTATAAATATTCATTACTAGATCAGAGAGATAAAGAAGTTGTAATGGATATGATAGAATCAATGTTGGTCAGAAAAAATAACGAGGTTTAACCCCATTTTGACAAAAATAGTTTTATGAATGTATGCAGGTATTCTAAAGTACCTGCATCATTTATTTTATTTATCATGTCTATTATTCTTTTTTTGTAATCTTCTTTCCCCATAGTACACCCCCTTAATCTTTCCGCACTTGGTAGCGATACACCTTATTATAGAACATATGTTCTTAACAATCAATATATTTGACTCACGTTTTTTATTGTTGTAAAATATCAACAAAAGAGGACGGTGAAAACGCCAATAAACACCGCCCTCGCCAGAACTTGAAGTCCCTTGAAACAAGGGATGTTACAAGTGTATCATGTGAAAGGGGGATAAAAAACATGATGAAAAAAGACCGAATCAAAGAAATATCGACACATCTATCAGTCAACCGTACTAATTATATGTTAAGTTTTCGTGGGAATCTCCATGAATTTCTAAATGAACCGGACATGACGGTTTACAAGCTTGCTGATGAAGCTAATTTGCCTTATTCTACGCTTAATTCACTACTATACGGTAATTCTAACGACACGAAGCTATCGACCGCTGTTGCGCTTGCCAGAGCCTTTGGAATCAGTGTAGACGAACTGGTAGGTTGCGGAACTATGGAAGATAAGATGTTGGAATCTGTCAAGATATGCCGCAGTCTGCCGGAACACTCTCTGTACCTTATCCGTTACTTCATACGTCACCAAGATAAAATCTATTCCAGTCTTGAAAAATCGCACAAGTATATTTCTGTCCTTAATCCACAACTTATGAATGGAATTATCGCAACCACAAATGCTGTGGAACCCATGTGCATAGAAAATTTGCCGGAAGACATAAAATCCAAGGCTTATATCGGTGTGAAAATTCCTTGCGACTACTATATGCCGTTTTATCTGCCTGGGGAAATTATTCTTCTTGCTGCGGATCGTGAACCGCAAGACGGTGAACGATGTATTGTGACCAGTAATGGTGGAATATATATTGTCGTGAAAACACATATAATTGAAGATGGTGTAAGAAAATGTAGATATGTTCCTCTTATATCTCCAAACAGCATACTCCCGGAAAATCTTATTGATGACATGATAGGATATGTGGTTGGTTTTGTCAACAATGACGGTGACTGGGGAATCAGATAAATAGATTAAGAGCATGGCTTTTACACCATGCTCTTTTTTGTTGTTATTTCGCAAATATTTTTTATGACTGCTTCTGTAAATGGCAAGTTAGACACCGCAACTGAAGCAATAGTTCATGATAATATCACTGGCATATTTACATATACCAAAATCGGACATATGTGCATTGGATGTGGTACATTAACCACCACAAATGATATAGATGCATACTCCGCTATAGTTAGTAATCTACCACAAACGTATACAGGTAATCCTTATCCTGGTGCCTTTGTTGCAGAGGATAATACTTATAATGATTTTTATATCAATGGTTCAGCAATCGTAAACCGTAAGCCAGTATCAAAAGGGCATACGTTGAGGCTATCATGTATCTACATGTGCCAATAATTATTCAAACAATACCTTCAATATCTATATTAAAAGTATTATTTTTACTTACGACAATAGTATTTTGCATATAATTTCCATTCCAGTTGATACCTATTTGATTATTTACATCATAGAAGTATATATTAATTCCAGTCCATCCTAAATTATTAATTATATGCGTCCAAGCTGGAATATCTTCTTTTGCCGTTAACTTTGCAATGACACGTATTGTTCGGTTTGTTGAATAAACATAAACACTGCCATCAACATAATCTGTGTTTATTTCCGATGTAATATCACTTATATAAATATTGCCTAACTTGCCATTTACATCATTTAATCCCCCAGTGATAGTACCGTCACCAATAGTCGAAATATCGGTAGTTCCGATAAGGCTTATAAGTGATTTAATGTTTTTTACAGCCAGTTTAATTTTTCCCAAAATAGATGATAACTTTTCTCCTGTCGTTAATTCATCTAAAGTTGTTGCTTCTTCAAACGCCGCAGTCAAATTACTACCATCACCAGTTTTGGTCAAATAGTTTGTCAAATCTGTTTTTGGAATTTCATCTATTTTTTTATCAACATCGGTTTTGTCATAGTAATTTGTCAAATTAGAAACTGATTTTGTAATGTATCCAACATCATTTTCTAATTCGCTGACTTTTGTAGGTATACCGCCTGTTTGCAGTTTTGCCTGCTCCATATAATACTTTGCGTTATCGGTATCTTCTCCTTCTCTTGTTCCGGTTCCACCTATGGCATAAGATTCAGCCAATACAGATTTTGCATTTGCGGATTGCGCATAAGCAGATGCATTTGCGGATTCTACTCTAATATCTGCTAAATAATTAGGCTGCAGCATATCATCTGTTACTGATCCTGTTTTGATTGAAAAAGAATAAGTCTTATTCTTTCCAGTACCAGTCACGGAAACAGCTATGGTTGCAGAATCTTCAAATGTTAATACCGGAATCATAGAACCAATATCAGCTGTAAACTGTGTTCCATCTTCTGTAGTCATGGTAATGATTCCGTCATCAGACATGGAAAAGCCAACAGGTATTTTTTCAATATTAAGGTCAAAAATAATCTTTTCACCGTTGTATTTTGTAATAGTAATAACACCGGTTGTTTCATCCATAGTCCAGTCTGCAATGTTTCCGTTTATTGCAGACTTGTCTACTTTTAAAGCATCCTGTGATATGATACGGTTGTCCAACGTATCAATGGCAGAATCCATTTTATTAAGATTTATTTCATCAATGTCTGTGTTTTCACTGGGGTAATCTTCCCAGTTAATTCTGGTATAAACCTTATTCAACGCCATCTGCAGATACCTCGCTTTCCTCTTTCATAATCTGCATATCTGATAACTGTTTAGTCTCCGAATACACTTCATACAGTACAAGCCTTTTCACCTCGATAGGCAACGGTGTTTGATTTAATACTGTCACAAGGTTGCTTTTTAATTTCTTAATCTCAAAGTTTGCTGCCATATCAATTCTCCCTTACATAGATTTCTTTTCCTTGCTCTTCTGCATATGCATACAGATTTTTGCACAGTTCAGATACCTCATATCCGCTCTGTGCAACCACTGTATCCGACATGTCAATAAGTTGCTTCATAAACTCTTCAAAACCATCTCCATCTTCCGTGCTAAAAAATGTGGCATTGATTTCCGTAAACGTGGAAATTCCAATGGTAAAAGCTATATATTGCTGAATTTCTTGCCTTTCTTCCATTACTTCTTTCATTGTTTTTCCAATAATCGTTTGAAGAATAAATATTTTTTTTACCATAATAAATCTCCTACGTCATAAGTGTGACAATTCCAGATGTTGCAGTGAGCAAACCTCCAAGTGATGAAACTCCTGTAATAAAATTAACATTATGTCCAGGATAATCAGCAACATTGGCTGTTTGTGTTACCAAAGATACATCTGATACGGTTCCATTTATATAATTTTTTGTGACACTTAATGTGGCACTTGTCAGTACTGTCTTACTGCCTAATATTTGAGAAGTTGTTGATATGTTTTTTACATATTGTGAATCATATGTTGCTCCATTTCCTACCACTAAAATTCCGCTTACACTTACCATTGAAGCATCAATAGTAAGATATTGTCCCAATCCTTTTATAGATCCTGTGCTTTGCAATAGTTCGTTATAAAATTTAATTTCACCTGATGATACTTCTGTGTAACTTCCGTCTTCCCCTATAGACTTAAAACTACCAGTCATTACTGCGTTTTTAGCTGTTATAGTTCCATCTGCTGATATGCTACAGTTATCTGCTTCCAATACAAAACGGTTTCCAGAAATACTTACCTGTCCGCTCTCAATGCTCAACTGCGAACTGACATCACCTTTTGAAACTTTCAACTTGATTTGGTCTGCTTGAACTGAGATTGCCGCCGCCAATTCTACTTCTGCATCTATTGCCCTTTTTGCTTCAAGTTCAATCTTTCCAGCTGTCTGTGTAATCTTCGTATCCAGGCCATTCTCTACATCCTTGATTTCAGACCGGGTCTCTTCTACATTCCGTTCTAGTTCATTAGTCTTTCCACGGAGTTGAATTATACTTTTGTTAATTCCATTTACTTGTTCACTGTACTTTGGAGATTTTCCGCTTGCTGATATGGTGTCTTTCGGTTGTTGGATTCCTTTGTATGTTCTACTCAACACATAGCTTTCTATGATTTCTTTAGCCGTATATACATTGACTGCTTCTCCAAGGCTCAAACAAGGATTTGCTATTTTTTCACAGTTATAAGGTCTATATTTTACAACTTTAATAACCTCATACAGATTTCTTACAACCGTTTCTAGTGCATCTGCGGTCATTCCATAAACAAGGAAATTATCTTGCAAAATATAACTGTTGTCGTTGTCGGTAATCTCTGTATCTGGGTAAACTGCACCAATATCATTTTCTGATTGTCTTATCTGCACTTTTGTAACTTTTTGGCAAACAAAATCTTCATATTTAACTGATTTGTATTTTCCACCAGTAACCTTTTCTTTTTCAGAACCTTTTCTAGGGTATAATCCTTTCTGTGGATATAATCCTTTCTGTGGATATAAACCTGATATTATTTCTTTAAGGAAAACATATTCAAATTTTCCATCATGGTTAATGTGACCAAAGCATCCATTTATTGAGCAGATTGCTTCCATGACCGTCTGGCCAGAAAGTTCGCTTGGTTTGATTGTTTCTGCCACTTCCATGCTGTCATTAGGTAATGTGGTTGCTACTTGTTCAACACCAAAATATGAAAAAAAACTGTCTCTGAACTGCTTTAAGGTCAGAGGAAATTTTAACCCGTTATACCAGGAAGATACTTCTGATTCTCCAATATCGTATATGGCGTCATATGCCGTCACATTCCTGTAACGCTTATCATCTGTTGGTTTATCGGAAATGACACGGTATTTTCCGAAAACAAACGGTGTGTCAGTATGTCCATTAATCACAGCAGAAACATTTATCTGTTTCCCAATCATGCTTGTGAACACGTTGGAAATTTTGAATTTTAACTGTGATGCATTGCACTGTCCAAAGGTAAGGTAATCATCATCACATAGTATTTCTTTTAATTCAAACTGTTCAAAATGGATTTCGCTGTTGGTGATTTTTACAGACTTGTCCTCTGTTTCAATCGTGATTTCCTTTTTGGATGCGCTTTTATCAAACAAATCCGAATAGGTATAGTTACTCATTCGCTACACCTCCGACAAATGAAAATTCTATCTGATTGTATTTAATCTCTCCGTCATAAGTTCCATAGATTGTAGGCTTTATATCAGCCATATATCCATATTGTGTGACATATTGACCTAAAAATGGAATGTATGCCGTGATATTACATCCCTGTTCCGTTGCATCAATAAAGTTGCTTCGTATTCCGGACAGTAACTCTTGCAAATCGTCATCTGTCAGCATCGCAGGCGTGGAAAAATCAACACTTAATGCTTTTAGTTCCACAGCATTTCTATGTACGTATCCATTTGCATCAGTCCACGGGTCTACATCTTGCATATTTACAGCCGGCTGATAACTTTCAGCGGCTATAAATCTTGACTGGTCAATAACGTAATCTCCAATTTTTAAAAGCCATCCTTGATATGCTGACATACGCCCACCGCCTTATTGCATAAAAATAGACAGCACCCATTCAGAGTGCTGTCTGTGTTAAAATACATATACATTCTTGTGTTTTTGGTTAAATTGCTCTTGACCGTATTGTCTTGCGGCAATTCCAATTTGATCTGTTGTTATTCCGAACTCTTTTTCAAGGATTCCTTGCAGTAACTGATTATTCTGTTTCAGAAGTGCAATTTCCTGTTGTGCCGTGGAATTGATAGCATCTTTGATTCCAGTAATTTCCACTCCACCTGCAACCGCTGTCTTACCGCCTACCGTTCCGGCAATCTCCGGAACACCGTTCTCTCCTGCCATAATCATTGTGTATCGACTTGGCACGTAACCACCGGTATCAAATCGAGGAATACTTATTTTAGGTATTTGCACTGGCTTGAAACTTATTCCTATAGCTTCAGATATGCCACTAATCAGACCAAAACCATCAATAAAAGCGTTTATTCCATCAATAATCAGATTTACGCATCCCTCTGCTATGGATACAAGGTTGTTAAATGTTCCTTTGAAAATGTCTTTTATTCCGTCCCAGGCTTTTGTCCAGTTTCCAGTAAATACACCGGAAACAAAATTTATCAGTCCTTTTAATTTCGTTCCAAGGTTTTTGATAATATTACCTATTGCGTTAAAAACAGTTTCAAAAGCAGGTTTTAAATCTTCCCACAAATGAGTGACTATAGGAGATAAAACATTGTCCCATAAGAAGTTGAATACTTCTATTACTGGTTTTACTTGTTCTACCACAAAATTCATGGTATCGACTATTGCATCAAATGCCGCTCCTAAAACACTTCCTAATGCTTGTGCCAAAGGAACTACTACATTTTGCCAAAGCATTGTAAGTATGTCTACAACAATCTGAATTGCAGGCTTTAAGATATTTCCAAGGAATGTTCCGAACGGAACAAGCACTCCATTCCAAAGATTTTCAAAAGCACTCTGCAGTTTTGGAAGTACTTCTTCACCAACATATTTTAATGCCGGATTCAGCATATCCTGCCATATGCTTGTGAATGCAGTCTTCAAAAATTCTCCTATCGGAGTTAGAACATCCACAAGCCCTGTCCATGCATTCTGTAAATCTGGTATAACCGTTGTTGTTAAAAACTCCATTGCAGGAGTGAGGTTATCCGCAATGGCTGAAATTGATTCATTGAAACTCTTTCTAACATCTTCATTTGTTGCATATACAAGCGCAAGTCCTGCTACAACCGCTGTGATAGCTGCTGTTGCCGCTACTGCTCCTGCACTAATACCACCAAACAATCCGGTTGCTCCTGCCGCTGCGGATCCTTCTGCTCCTGTTGCCGCTCCAGTTCCAAGCAGACTTCCAAGAATTGTTTCTCCGATTCCAGCTCCTGCCTTACCGCCCATTGACAAAACAATAGAATCTTTGATTGCTTTCCACAGAATATCTCCCAAACCAGTGAATTTCAAAAGTCCTATTGCTGTCAGAATCGTGGTTTCGATCGGTGCAGCATCAAAACTTCCTTTCCACAAATCGATAGCCGCATCTATGGCAGTCTCTATGAAGTTTCCGGCAGATGTAAATATTGCTGTCCAATCCATTCCGTCCAAGAAACTACCTATGTGTCTTCCTATTTTTTCCCAGTCAACAGAATCTATTGCTCTTGTGAACCAGTCAAAAATACCAGTTACCAGTTTGGACGTATCCATTCCGGCAACCTTAAACCAGGCATCAGAATCAAACTTAAATGCATATGACAGATCTTCTATGATGTCTTTTACTGGCTTAAACACCTTGCTTACTTTGTCAGCCCAACCCATAGCTGTATTCTGCATCTTGTCAAATGCTTCCTGCCATACTTTTTCGTATTCAGCAGTAGCATCCATGATTTCCTTGGTAAGGTCAATTCCTGCTCCGCCAGCGCCACTTCCGGAACCACTGGATTTTGGTGTGGAAATAACTTTTAACTTGTCAAATTCACGTACTCCGCTCTTTGCATTTTTTGCACTTGCACCAACTTTATCCAGTGCATCTGCAGTGCCTTCCAACTCTTCATTGTACCCGGATACACCTTGACCGAATGACGAAAAGTCAATCTTGATTCCCAGTAAATTTGCAACACTAACAAGCAGTCTCTTAATCGCAATTACGACACCGTTAATGACAGGAAGTACTTTCTGCAATACCGGAATAAACAACTGACCCAGTACCATACCAGCTTCTTTTACGTTGTTAGTAAACTGGCGAATCATATTACTTGGAGAATTGATTGTATTCGCTAAATCTCCCCATGATACTTTGGACTGGTCTAAGATTGCAAGTAAACGCAACTGCTGTTTCTCTGCCTGTGACATTTCAGATACAGCTTTTTCAATGCCGTATTTGTAAGCATAAGTCTGTAAGGTGGCATTCGTGATATCAATACCATACTTATACAGTGCTCTTGACTGACCGATCAAACCGGACTGTAAGTTTGTTGCAACTGTACTAAAATCCACGTTAAACAGGGAGGAAATATCACCGGCAAGCATTGTCATGGACTTTGAAATTGCCGTAGTAACTTCTCCGGTCTGCCCTAAAGAGTTGGTAATAGATGCAAGTTGTGAAGCGTACTGCGTAATCTCCTGTAAATTCAGTCCCAGGTTCTTCATTCCGCTTTCAGAAATCAGCCCACCGTCTACATCTACTTTCAGACCGGACATTTTGCCAAGCAGTTCATTTACACGGTTTCCGAAACTCTGCGCATAATCTTCTGCATTGTCGTAACCGAATTGTTCAAAATCCTTGCCCCATTCCTTGCCGACTTTATTGAATGCTACCGTGTAGTAGTTGAATGCTTCGATATAGTCCGTAGTTCCCTCTATGGACTTCCACAGACTTTTAATTCCACGGATCACAAGGAAATATGTTGCGTAGAATCTGCCGAAAGCCGCAGCAAGGCTAAATGTGCTTTTCGTGGCTCTTCTTGCGCTTACCGTATAGGTGTTCAGATTACGTCCTAAAGAGTTTGCTGCTCTCCCGGATGCCGCACCAGTAGATGCCAGTCCTGCCAGTGCATTTGTCATGCGGATAATGTTCTCACTGACATTTGGAGCGGTTGAAAGAGTTGTAAATAACTGCTTCAAATTCTTTGCCAGTAAAGGAATGTTTGTGACTGCTCTGCCTGATGCCACACCACCAAGTCTTGAAATCGAAGATGCTATGCTCGCAATATCCCCTACTCCATCTACTTTAGTTCCTGCCATGTCAGCAGAAAAGGTCTTCAATGCAGATGAAATTCTGCTTAATCCGCTTGTATCTATTTTTCCCATTCTGTTAATGGAATTTGTCAATGTGGAAATATTCTTAATACCGCTTGTATTCATGGAACTGGCGGCATTTGCGATACTCTGTATGCTATTAGAAATGCTTGTCAGTTTGGATGTATCAATAGACAAGCTTCTCTGAAAATTCGTAAGGCTATTTGCCAACTTATCCAGTGCGTTACTTGCGTTATTCGCATCCGCTTTTATTTTAATCTGTAAAGAATCAATATCTGCCATACCGCACCGCCTTTACCGCAATAAAAAAGGAAGTGTCTGCCACTTCCAAGAAAAGAGCGGCAAGCTGTGACACCTACCGCTCCTAAAATTACTTTTTGAGATATGCCCTTGTAACCGCACCGATTTTTCCGTCCACTTTGATACCGACACTCTTTTGGAATGCTTTTACTGCATCAGAAGTGGTTTTTCCGAAATATCCGTCAATGTTCGTCTTACCTTTCGCATTTACAGACGGCATAAAGCCTTTCCTTACAAGTTCGTACTGCGCCCACTTGACATCATTTCCCTTCATCATTGCCATACGCTTGTAATAAAGAAGTCTTTCCGGCTCTGTATAAGGGTTTCTATGGCTTGTAGAATCCTCATATACGGCATCTAATTCCTTGTACCATACATTCATGTCTACATTGCCTACAATACCGCCTACACGACCTTTAGAAGTGTACTGCCAGCCTACCATGTTAGGTACTTGCGGCTGATACTTCACATTACACTTGCCGTTATTCTTGCCATACCGTGCAATCCACATGGGATAACTCACACCGCCATAAGGCTTAATGTATGTCTTGTAAAAACTTTCCCCAGTGTATACACCGAACTGTAATCCTGCATCGGTGATTACCTTGCCGTAAGCATTGATAATGGAAATAATATTTTTGCCAAGACCTTTCATAACGGCATCTTCAACATCAAGATATACTGTCACTTTTCTGCCATTAAGAATAGTAAGCACTCTTCTTGCATCAGATCGTGATTTTGCAACCGTTGTAATATATCCGTATTCATATACTCCGTGCACATGGACATTGTGCTCTTTACAACCTTTCCAGTTCTCTTCAAACTTCTTGTCCGGGTTCAAATCCTTACGGATGACTTTCAAAATAGCAAAATCAATACCGTTCTGTTTTACCGCCCACCAGTTAATCGTCCCCTGGTATGAGGACACATCAATTCCTGTTAAACTCATGTTTGTTTCTCCTTTTTGGGATGTGATAATTCAAAATTAGCCTGCATTGCCATAAGTCCTGCGAGGAACGCTTTTCTTTGCTTCTGAAGTTCTTTTTCATTATTAGCAATGTCCGCACGTTCTATAATAGGCTTGTCAATATACTTCGATTGTGCTTTTCTACCGTTTAGGCAATGGTCTACGGCAACAGATGTTGCTGCCAGTCCATATTCTCCCCACCACATCCACATTTCTCTGTCTCTCTGCTTCATTTCTAGCTTGTACGCTTCTGCATAAGGCTCTAAATCCGCAGGGCAGGAAGAATCTATATCTTTTACTGTAAATCCGTATCCTTTTGTGCATAAAAGCCACATAGGACGTACTTCTTTACAGTATATTTCCCATGTTAGTTCTCTGACTTCTCCGGTGCTTTCTTGGAGTTCTTCTCTTGCTCCTGTTTCAGGAGCTTCGCTAAAAAACCGTTTTCAAGCAACTCTCCTTGCACATCAGCAAATAACTTCTGAATGTCAGATTCGTCAGAATCGAAATAATCATCAAGCATGGAATAAACCTCGCTTAACTTTGCTTCTTTCTGCTCTTTGTTGTAAGGGTCGAACCCGTATTCATCAGAGTGGTATTTCTGTAAACCGACAAGAATCAGTTCCGGAAGTAACATGAGAATGTTATTCACTGATTCAATGCCGTCTTCCTGCTTTTCAAGGTTTGCCAGTTTCTTGATAATGTTGTTTTTTACGGTTGCTTCGTAACCGAATTTAATGTTCAGTTCCTTTTTTCCGAATTTTACTGTCAGCATATTTTATCCTTTCCCCAACATTTTGTTGGAAAGGAGCCGCCCAAAGACGGCTCTCTTTTGCTTAAATCAATGTATCGTCTACCGTTTCATCAAAGTCAGCCACGGCAGTGTTATTTGTTTCTGACTGACTTGCTATTCCCCCGTTGTCAGTGCAACAGTGGAATCCAAACCTTTGTATTCCTCAATAGTAAGGTTCATTTCAATCGTCAGAAGTTCATTCTGTCCGATCTCTGGCTGTGGAATCTGCTCAGGTGGCTGCGCCACAACGAAGAAAGATTTCTCTTCTCCGGGAATGACAGTTTCAAACCACATTCTCTTTCCACCGGTAAGAGCCTTGTAGGCTGTGATAAGTGCAGTCCATTCAGCTACTGTATCTGATGTGAAGTTGACTGTGATTGCAAAAGATCCACCAGTATCTGCACGACCTTTTACATATCTGGTGATTGCATCTTCTAACGCAGAAGCATCAATCTGTTCCGGTTCAATGTTGATGCCGCCAATGGCATTGATTCTTGTAAGTTGCTTAAAACTTGTAGGTTTTGTTCCGGCGGTTGTCTCTGTACCATATCCGAAAGTAATGCCTAAAGTAGAAATTCCGGCTGCTGCCATAATTTATACCTCCTTAAATTTGCATAAAAAAATAGAGCCGAATGGCTCTAATAGTTACAATGTATCGTCAGCACCGACTGTTCTTCTAAACCGTGCGGTGCTTCTGTATGTGTCCTGCGAAGTATTATTGAACTCCGGCATGGAAGTTATTTGAAATCGCAGACGTTTGAAAAGTCCAGCAACCGTAGCCATGATAGCTTCGGCTTCTTCCTGACTTTTGTTGGTTATCACATCCACCTGGTATGATGCTGTGATTCCATTAACGGAACGTGCTTCAAGGTCTTGTCCTGTCTCTGTGAACGGCATAGCATGAAAGTACACCGTAGGGAATGTAGGGTCTGACAAATCCTTACTTTTGTCCGTCACATAAGCTTTAGGATGGCTCTGCGGTATCTTCATTTTTAAGTACGATGCAATCTTGACTTTGAAATCTGATACCCACTGATATTCATTATCCACTACCAAACACCACCTTTGCTGTTTGTGATACAATATCACGAAGTTCTATTGCAGTCAGGTACATAAATGGTCTTGACGGCATACCTTTTGTTATATGAAGTTTTCCATCATCTCCGATATAACTCCAGTAGTATTCTCCGGCTTTCACATAAGTGTTTCCATGCACTTCAATGTCTTGTAATGCTTGACGAATTGTTTTACCGGAGTTGTATTTCCATGTAACACCTTCCGGCAAATCATACGGATAAGGGTTTTCTGCCCCCATCTGACCTGTGCCAAACTCCACAAAAAGCGCATGGTCTGTACCTGCGACAACCGCCCAAACACCGCCACCTTTTACAGAACCAACATACTCTGCATGAATGCTCCGTAAAAGTTCTTGATTAAATATAGCATCAAGGTCAGCAATCTGCACTCTAGCAATCTCTACGCCCTTTTCTGCCAGTGTTTCAGCCAGTAGCCTGCATTTATACTCTAAGTTATTTTCATAGTCTCTAAGAGCCTTTACAGCCGCTTGTATGGACTTTGGGTCAAACAGGTTAATGTTGATTGTCTTTCCCATATCACTTCACCGTCTTTTGCAGTAAAAATAAATCTGCTGTCAGCCCTTCATCTGCAACGCCTTTGACAACATAGTCCGCAGTCTTGTTGTCCACAAGTCCGTCATCGTCACGACCTACTTCTGACTTCTTCCAGATAACATCTCCTGCCTTAATCGGCAAATAGCCTTTGTCGGTCACAATCTGACAGTAGGAACTGGAATCATCAATACCAAATTCTTTTACCAGTACTTCCGACAGCTTATTGCTGATGTTGGCAGAAAAAAGGACGGGTTCAGAATATCCGGTAGTTTCTCTCAAAACCACTGGAATCCTTTCTCCGTCCATCTCGATGTACTTTATTTCTCCGTTTTCGCCCCGGTCATAAATCGTGACTTTCTCTCCCTGCCGTGAGTACTTCATGTCCTGCTTGTTAATGTCAAGCATCTTTCTTCACCTGCTTGTAAATCTGATTTACACCAGTGCTTGCCAAACCGGAAACAATTCCGACCGCAATCGCATTCAGTACATCATTTGCCGGGAAATCCGGAATAACATACATTCCTACTACTCCGAGAATGCCACCGACAATGCCGACAACAACCGGGATGTAGTTATCCTTAATAACCGGAATCAGCTTCGCTCCAATACCGGCAAGATAACAGATAACCACGATTGCAACACAAGTTCCTACCTGTGAAAAATCCATCATTCCTTACCTCCGTTCTCTTTAATGTTAAGTCTTTCCTCAATTCCATCAAGTCTATGATGCGCAGATGCCGTACTGGCTTCAACCTTTGTCAGCTTCTGTTCATGCTCTGCAAGCTCTTTCTTCATCTCTGAACGCTCGCTTTTCATTTCATTGATAGTATCAAGGATGGTGTCCAGTTTCATGTTGATGCGTGTGTTTTCTTTCACACGTTCCTCAATATCCTTTGTGTCTGTTCTTTTGCTATTTTTCAGACCAATGTAGACGGAAAAACCGAGTGATAACACGCTTATAATGATTGCTGTAGATAACTCTATAGTCACATCATATACCGCCTTCCTTGTTTGTTGGCACACCGCCCACCACCCTTAAAGTGTGCCGCCTGCAACCTTATTACTGGAATCAGTAACATGGTCACGCACAATCTTCTTTTAATTACAATACATTTGCAAATGGAAATACGCCAACAAACAGATCCTCACGGTCTCTCCATTTTCTCGACACTCCATTCTCTGAATAGCTTGCCATGAAGTTTTCACCGGCTTGCGATCTGTCATACACGACAAGATTAACCACAACGGACTGAAATTTTTTCATATCCGCAGCAATCTTCTCTTCCGTGTAGCTTTTCGGGTATATTCTCTTTGCTCTGATGTCGGCTTCTGCTTGACTGATAAGTTGTTCCAAAAGAGGATTTTCTTCCAAATGGTCAAACACGACCTCGGAACTTTCAGAATCAATATGAAATTGTTTCAGACGGATTTTTACTTGCTCCAAAGTCGTATATTCTGCCATGTGCTACCTCTTAAAGTTCAAACTTTTCAATCAGAATCTTTTTCAGTTCCGCACCGCTGATTTCTTCCGCACCTGAGACACCGTGTTCTGCGGCTAACTTCTGCAAGTCTGCCGTAGACATACGGTTGATTTCCGTCTTAGTATATGCGGTTTCCTCCGGGATTTCTTCTTTTACTTCGGTGACGGTTTCCTCCGGGATTTCTTCTCCCGGAAGATACCATTTGCCTTTGTATTTGACTTTGTAATCAAATTTCATCAGCATACCTCCGATTAGTAGCACTTAATTACATAGGTGCTATCCATTCTCTCGTAGGAAGGCAGTACGATTTCTGATACTGTAGTCTTGGTTTGTACGGGATCCTCTGTTACGCTGACAGCAACAGCAACACCAGTATTCACAAGTCTTACATCTGTGGCAGGATTACCCATGAGTGTACGCTCTTCGGGAGTAGTGCCGTACCATGTACTACCCAGTGCACCGTTAGGAATAAGGGTCGCAAATCCATCAGGATAAAACTTATGAGCAGTTCCGCTTTCATCCTTGTACTGCTTAGTGTATACAATGATGCTAATGCCAAGTTCGGTAGAGAAAAGTTCCTTTACTCTCGCATCGGTCATAAATACATTTGCGGTTGTATTCTGTGCAAGAACAGCACTCTTGATCTTTTTGTTCTGTTTTAAGTAGTTCATGGTCTTCTTAGAGACAATCATGATGGAAGGTCTCTCGCCAGTAGCTTCTTCTACGGCATCAATGGCTACGGAAACATCATCCATAGGATCAGAGTTCTCGGTATCAGACCACTTATCGGTCGTAGTTGTAAGTTCTGCAAAGTTGTTGGCTTTGTAGGTTCCGTTAGGGTCATAGTTATAAGCGTAGGTTACACCGTCAGCCTGAATGGAAATCTTAGGAGATCCGTCACTGGGTGCAAGCAGCTGCATAATCATACGTTCAGGAACTACATCAGCACCTTCCACAAGAGTATTTGCATCATCAAAAATTCTGCTTAATACTTCTGCTGCGTAAGGGTCTGTGCTGTCCTTAATACGCATGATTTCCTGTTCGTCCTGTTCTTTGATAATCATAGATTCACGGAAGAATGCCATTTCTGTCTCTTGCATCTTGAATCCTTCACGGCTTCTGATAGTGGAAACTGCATCAAAATTAGATGCTTTCAGGGTAACAGGAAGTCCATTAGAAGTCTTAATCCACTTCAAATCCAGTCCCATTTTCTTCTTGGCGGGGAATAAGCCGGAACCAAGATATGCAATTTTATTACTTGCAACTTCTGTATGCACAAGTGCGATTGCTTTCGCATTGTAGGCATCTCTAATGTTCATTATTTCCTCACTTTCTACCGCTATCTTTCAGCGGTCAGCGGCTACATCTGTCTGTAGTCGGTTTCAGTTATTCAAATACAATCAGTGATAATCCTGTCTTTACACCATCGGCAATGGTAATACCTGCATTTGCGTTAGCATTTGCTTCATTTACACAGGCAAAAGCCTTAATGATAGTTCCGTTGGGGTTGCTATCGTAAACATCGTTAAGCAAAATACCTACTGCTGCATCATCGGTGCTTCCGCCATTTACTTTCTTTCCTGTCGCACTAATAGGATTACCAGCCTTGCACACACCATTAGTGAAAGCACTTGCATCCAGTTTAATAGGAACAAATAATTCACCGCCCAGCTTTCTCTTAAGAATTTCTAACTGGGTAGTTACACTTGTTTCAGAGAATTTCATTTTGTGTACCTCCTTATAAGTACTGGCTAACTACAGCTTCGGCTTCTTTGTTTGTTCCAGCTAAAGTCTTGCCAATCTTTTCAGCCGCTTTTTCGGCTTCTGTTTTTTTGTCATCTTTTCCACCGCCAGCAATTCCACCTCCAGGATTAGTAGATCCGTTTGCAATCTCCTGCTCCTTGGCTTGTGCCGCAGCAGTCTCTTTATCAGAGATAATTTTTCCGAGAACATCAAAATCAAAACTGCCGTCATCCTTTACAACCTGTGCCGCCTGTTCTGATGTGATTTTGAATTTGTCAGCCGCACTTGTACGCTGAGTTGCTAAAGTCTGTGCTTTTTCCAACTCTGCGATACGATTATTTGCTTCCTCTAACTGCTTCGCTGCCTTTTCCTGTTCGGAAAGATTTTGGTCTTTCATGGCATTAAACTCTTTTTCAATGCCCTGTAACCGTTCCAGTTCAGCATTGTTTTTGGTTGCCTTGGCATTTGCTGTCTGAACATCTTTGCCGTTTTCGGCAATAACCTTTTCAATCTGTTCATCAGTTAATCCCATTGCCGCTAAATCTTCTCTCTTCATAAATTACCTCCGTTATGTCCTACGTTTTTTTACGGTGCAACGACACCGAGTGACATTGCCGATTTGTACGCTCACGGCTTTGCGAATTTTTATAAAATAAAAACAGCTACCTATTTCTAGGCAACTGTCTTATTTTGCATTTGTTTTACAATTTCCTGTGCTTTTGCCATCTGCTCTTCCATGTTGATAATGTCAGCAGTTTTCCACAGAGCATCAAGGTAAGGTTTGGAAAGGTTGAAAGTCTTTTCACAATCTCCCCAAAGTCCAACTGTTTTGATTGCAATAAGCGGATGAATACCACACTGCAGAAGTTGCAGTAATGTCTGCGACTTGGTATACATATTATCTTGTGGACTGTGGTTAATCTGCACATCAAAATCTCTAAGAGTGATTTTCAGATCCTCTTTCTTAATGCGGATAACATTCAGCGCAACCTTGGCCAGTCTCTTCTCTGCTGTCTTAACAACCGGATCCTTAAGCCTTGCTCTTGATTTTGAAAAATCCCATCCGTTTCTCAGCTCAACCGCACCCTGCGTATCACCGCCAGTGTTTCCTTGCTTGTTCGGTATTCCCAAAATTGAAAGTGCGCTGTCTGTTAAATCATCCTTGGAAACCTGTGTCTGCGTTTGGTCAAGTTCCTGAGACATGACATCCACATCAGACTTATTGTCTTTATTGATGGACTTTACAACCAACGCATGGTTCATCTTCATTTTTTTGAACTCTTCTTCGTCAATCTCACAGTTTACAAATTTGTACCATGCCTGGATAAACTGCTCTATGCCGTCCATTCTGTTTGACTGCGTATTATTGATTGCATCCAACAGATCTATAACAAGTTCAATATCAGACAACCGCTCATGGTTGTTCGGAAATTCTACAATCGGAATACCACCAAATCCATGAAGTTTCCATGTATCAGGAACAACCGCACTGTTTTTTATCTTACATTCATAGGATTCTGTGTAGCAAAGTTTGTACCACTCTCCATTTTCATCTTTTAATTCCTGTACCGCCAAAATTGGTTCTTCGGAACTACGGTTATAAATAACAAACGTGTTCAGAGGATTAGGTGCAACCACACGTATAGGCACATCTCCATTCACAATCTGAATAGCTTTGAATGATGTTCCGGTTGCCGACTGCCACTCACCAGCTTTTATGTCTTTCTCGTGCTTATTTGCATCTGCTAAGTAATCATTCAGTTCATCTACTGCCTTATTTACAGCTTCATCATCTTTTCTGCTGACAAACTGAATAGGCTCTCCGTAAGTCTGAGCGACCTTGAATTGCACCCATTCAAAAGAATGGTTCTCTACTACTCGATTGGTGATATCCTCATTTGACAGCTTTGTTCTGTATAGTACCGGTTGATCTCCTTTGTAGTACTCCCACAAGTACTTGATAACTGGCTTATTGTAATAAAAAACACCGATGCAATCACCGATAACCTTTACAATGTTGTCTTCGGTTATCTGCTCCACATCCGTATATGCAATTTTTCTACCGTGACAACCCTTTACAAGGTCTTGAAATTTCATAGTGTTCATATTTCCACCTACATAAATGTAATTCCGCTGCTCTGGTCTCTTTTTGGAAGTTTCTTGATCTCACGTTCTCCGGTCTCCGTATGGTAAACAACCATCTTATCGCAATTCCGGCACTTATATGTCTTGTCGATGTGTGATTTTGAACTGCATTCACCGACCAACCTTCCGCATCCCGGACAGTACACTCTAATTTTTTGATTAAAAATCATAAATACCTCTTTTCTGCGCACAAAAATACCGCCCACATAACGTAGACGGTATTCCCGGCTGTTTGCCTTTTAGGAGGATTAGAAAGCATCTTAAATATTTTTGTCAGTTTAACATTACCATTTTTTATATATGACATTCAATGACATCATTCATTCAAATATCCTTCTCCGTATTTCTTTTCAAACTGTTTCAATGCAGTTCCGTGAAGTCTGACAACCTGTCTCCATGAATATTTCATTTCTGTTGCGATCACTTCAAAAGTTTTCTTTTCTATGTACCTTGCGAACAGAATATTGTATGTGTTTTCATCTTCCATGCTGTCTATCTGCTGTATGATTTTCTCTTTTTTATCGACAAGTTCGTCCACCATGCCATCTATTTTCCGTTCCATTTCATCAATTTTGGCATATTTTGTTCCTATTTTGTCAAAATTCGGTGTAGTCTGTACCCTTTCACCGCTTTGCGTAGCAGATATGCTTACCGCCATATCTTTGAGTTGTGCGATTTCCGTGAGTTTATTATTTATCATCCGATTAAGGCGGCTTATCTGCCCTAAATATTCTTTGGTTGTCATATCAATACCTCCGTCCGAAAGAGAATGGGTTTTGAATTGCTTCTACTTTTGCTACCCTGTTTCCGTTTGTAATTCGCAATGCAAAGTTTGAAAATACATCAGGCACATCATCTAACTGTTTTTTTCCTGAAACAGAATACCTTTTCAGTAACGACATCATTACACCGTATGGTTCGTTAGGCTTATACAATGATGGATCTTTGAATATTACGTGTTGTAAAATCCAGTTAGAGCACTGGAAAATTCTTGCTTCTTTGTTTGTCTCTGTCGGTGTGTCTGTGATGTTGCATATCCATCCTTTACTCTCTACACGCTTATTTACTTCCATCGCCACACGGTCACCGCCGGCATTACGCTCAAATTCGCACTCTTGCACTTTATTATTAACAAGTACATTTGCCGCATTTTCATACTGCATCTCATAATCCGCAGTATTGTCACAAACAGCATCCACGCAGTAATAATCTTCTCCATACTTTTGCAATACCGGAAGAACAAAAAAGTCGGTTCCTTTTCCCTTGGTATCGCATTGCCCGGTAATAATTTCCGGTTCCCCATGTGGCAGATTAAGATAACGTCTGATTTTTTCTTCCGGAAATAACAATCCCTCACGTTCAATAGGCTCTTGCTTGTAAAGACACCTATAAGAGATTTCATCCATGAGTAATTGTTGATCTTCAAAAAAAGCAACCGTAAATCCGGAAAATTCGTAGTCAAAATTGCTTAATCCTGTTTTTGGGTCAATATCCGGAACTGCAATTACTTTTACTCTCGGATTCCCTTCATACATATTTTGGATCCGACCGATTACATCGTTTACGCTCCACCTGGTAGCAATATGGATCTCTTTGCAATTCTTTCCATCAGTATCTTGTGTCTTTCTTTGCCTTGCATCTACCGCATACTTGTCCCACAGTTTATCCAAAATTATAGGATTCATAGCTTCTTCGATGCCACCGATCATGTCATCTACGAACAAAAACTTTGATGCACGTACTTTACCAGCATTTTTGCTTCCTACGGATGTGCACTGAACGGATGGAAATGGTTTATATTTGCCAATGTTAAACTGTTCCATTTTTGCATTTGTGCTAGTTACGGAAAGGTTTGGAAAAATTTCATTCCAAGTGTACTCGTCAGAATTTGTACAAATATCGTACACACCGTCATAGTACATACGTGTAATATCTCCACTGTGGGAGTAAAAAAGGTTGAAATCTCTCGGAAACCATCCTGCTACCAACGCATTCAGCATTTTCTCGACCGTGGTTTTTCCAGCACCTGGGATAAGAGACACGCATAGAATGTCGTATTTATCATCAATCATGCCTTGAATGGCATCCATGAGACCAATTTTAAGAAATTGCTTTCTACGTGGCATATAGAACCGCTCTCTAGGTTCTCTTTTCTTTTCCAAGTATCGGTAGGCACTGTCCACAACCTTATTTTGTGCTTCCAGTAGGAGAACATCGTACAATTTATCTGTCAGAGAATAGTGCGTCTTGTTTGCGAAGGAATACTTTTCCAAATCCCATATGGTTCCTCCGGTTCTTTCCATGCAGAAACGCTCTACAATGACTTTAGAACGGTTTGTTATCTGTAAGCCATAAGTTATATCCTTTTCACCGTTTATAGCCACTCTGCAGGCTTCTATGTACGCATCAATGACCTGTTCATCAATTCCCTTGCGCTGTATGTAATTGTCATAGCTGTTTACTGCCGATATAAGGCTCTGACTTGCCAATATAAAAGAGCCTCCTTTCCTAAAATTTTGGAAATTTGGCTCTCTGCGTAGGCACTCTACGGCTGGTGCTCTGAAATATTTAATTCAAAAGTTTTAATATTCTGTCACAAAATCTTATATGACTTTTTAGTAGTTCCTTTCTTGTATGGTCATTAACAGGAACACCATCAAAACATTCTGCGTATTCGTTTATCCTTTCCTGTGAAATTCGCTTTTCTGTTTCTAAAAAATCAAAAACCTTATCCTTTGGTAAATTTACACCGATTCTATTGATTTCCCCACATTTCGGGCATTTAATCTCAGCCTGTCCGTTGAATTTTCCTAAAAGACGTTTGCATTTGCTACAACGATGTTCGGACAGTTTTACATAAAAACATTTTTTCAAAGCTTCCTCGTCTTCCTTTGTATATGCCACGACAATCGGGTCTTCTCCCAGTGTTGTACATTCAATTTTTACATTTTCAATATTCCCGATGTTTTTAGGTGTGACCTGCCGCCACGCATCACGCTCTATGCTATCAATTACTGCTGTCATGCTCATTTTTCATCCACCTACTTTCATATCAAGCATATATAATATTTCCTGTTCGGATACTTCTTTTGCTCCTTCTCTAACATGAGCAAGTATTTCTGTTAGTTGTTGATTATCTTTATCCGTCATTCTGTTTTTATCAATTGTTTCATCGATGCAGTAATATAAACAATGCCCATATCCACACCCCAAATGACTTCCATAAAATGATTTTCCAACAACATCAACCTTATCTGTTATCAAAATGTCATGTCTCAAATCCAAAAGATATTCTTTTTTTGCATTCCAGCAATTTAGGCAAAGATTTTTCAAAAAGCTTGCGACTCTTTTTTCTCTATCACTGATGTACAATATTGTGTCTTTCATTCTTCATCCACTCCTCAAACTCTTTCCGGCACTTAGGGCATAAGTCAATTTCTGCTTCTTCTGTGTACAAAATAATTCCAAAATTGTCAAGCAAACTATCAATATGGTAACCTTTTTGGATTTTTGACTTAATTTTCGCTTTTCCTTTTCTGATAAGTGTATTCTTTATTTCTAATCCACACCTATCGCAAGTGTTCCATTCTTTGATATGTTTCATTAGTTACACCTCTTTGTATGGATTGAAGAAGTCCTCATCTTTTCCAATTCCAAGATGCTTTTTCAATGCAAAATTTGTTATCCGTTCCCGATTAAACGAATTACTGATAATATAACTTGCAAGTTCTCCATCTTTCCATCCGTCCGTACTTGTCATAGAATCATAAATCTGCTTATATTCTCCGGTCAGCTTATCAAATTCAAACCAGCCTAAGTCAAGCGTCACTCCATAATTATAAAATCCCTTGTCAGACCACTTGCTGACATAACACATTAACTGCTTGTACGAGAATCCTAATCTTTCAAAAATATTTCCAATAGTTCTTATGCTCAATTCCCGATCGCTAGAATGTAATTTTCTTTTCTGCTCATTCACGCAAGCTCTGAAAAATATTTCTTCTAATGGCTTCATTCTTCCACCAACTTTCTTATAATCTAAGGTTGTTTTCATGTATTTGAATCAGTAGTTTTTAAATATTCAACAAACAGTAACCAAGCCTGTTCGTATGTTAAATCGCCATAAGGGTTTTGAGCATAGTTTTCTCGGAAATACTCATGGTATTTTTCTTTTTCATACTCGGAATATGAATCCCATTTAGAAACTCCAGATTTCTTTTTGAAAAATTCGCACTCATGCTCGCTATCTGCATATCCGGTTGGTGGAATATATTTTTCTGGATATTTGCAAACATCTAACGTTCCAATATTTTCATTTCTTTCAATTTTAAGATAGGCACAATCATAGCACGTCATTACTCCACCAACTTTCTGCCACACATGGGGCAAAATACAATATCAAAGTAGCCTGCCGCCTTGCATCCTTTATAAATCACGATACCTGGCACTTTATCGCAGTTATTCTTCATAATCTGTGCACATGTCAAATTTGTTTCATTCGCACATTTATTAATTTTTATGTCTGCTCCGCAGATTGTATTTTCGTCATGCCAGTTTTCACAAAATTTACACATGCTTATTTTTTAACCTCTCCATTAACCGTTCACATTTATCAAGATTTTCGCAAGTAATGTTGTTTAAGTATTTTTCGCTTTTGTCAGATACTGTTGTTATATTCATTTGTATCAGTTTCGGTTCAAAATCTTTACAATACTGACAACAATCTTGAAGAATAAGGTGAAATCCATTCATGCAAAATTCCTCCGTAACCCATGCAGACGGAATCGAACCGCCGACACACATCCTATGCGGATGCCGCTCTTCCACTGGAGCTATGCATGGAAATTGCACCGTAAAAACCTTTTATGGCTTGCGCTTGCCATAACCAAATGTGCACCGCCTACTTGTCACTGACTATCCACAATCTCACAGTCTTGTCTGTTCTCTAATTCATAGGCTTGGTTTTCGCTAAACATATGTGGCTTACGTTTTAGCTAGGGAATAGTTGCCGTGGGAGTTGAACCCACCCGACGCAAACAAGGTACGACTACTTTTGAATCTGCAAATTCTACTCGCAGAAGTGTTTTTCGTTGACCGATAATGAGCAACTACTATCCATACATCTCCCATCGACCTGAACTATTGCAGTAGTGCCAGACTAAGTGGAGATAAAGATAAAGTTGGGATGATGGGGCTCGAACCCACAGCCTATGCCTTAGAAGGACACTGCTCTTTCCATTTGCGCTACATCCCAATGTGCGTTTCCATAAGCTGTATGCCTACATTTAAGGCACTGACACAGCGCAACACTTATGGCTATTTTTATTTTCGCAGGGCATCCGCCAGTTACCTGCTAGTTGGGAGCGACCCAACCGTCTACGCCAATTTTATGTCCGCAATGGCTGTGCGGGATTTTAATGTCTTTACTGACAACCCACGGATTAAAACCTACAACGGTATTCCGCAAAAACCGGGATATCATAAACCGGTTAAACCCTCACGAGCCTTGCGACGGCTCTTAACAGCATTCCGCTATGAGGTGAAAGGAGTCTTCCATGTAGATGGAATATTCGCAGATGGCAAAGACCAAAAGAAGAAAACATCTGCGAAACAGGACTACCAGGATTCGGACCTGGGAATGCAGCAGTCAAAGTGCTGTGCCTTACCGCTTGGCGATAGCCCTAAACTCCGGGAGAGAGACCATCTGCTCCCGGATTATTTTTGTGAAACACCCTATCTTTATCTAAAAAAAATTGTCACGCCTGTGTACGGTACTTTGAAAAAATTTGTGTTGTCAAACGCATTATTCCATTTTTCGTTTCCCACACACAGGCTACATACACTCTTGATGCCTTGATTTCTCTGCCACATATCCAATGCCAACACAACACCGGATATTCGGCAATAACAATGGCTTTATGAATTTAACCCATTCAAAATTGTGATATGGGATAATTCGCATAATCTCCGGTAACCACATAGGCTATACCCACGCGAAAGTTATTCCAAATGCAAGGAACATTGCGAACGCAAATAAAATAACTCCGTCTGATGCTGTTTTCTGTTTTGGAGCATACCATAAAGCAGATATTGCTAAAACTGTCAATACCAACGTTGTCATTATTTTTAAAATCATGAATCCAAGCATTTTTTCTTCGTCCTTCCTTCAATTTCATCGATCATTGCCATTACCAGTGCTTTAGCAAACTGGCTATTGTTATGTATTTTAATCAGCAAATTGCCCTGCCGGATAAGATACGACCAGTCATCATCCGTTTTCGGATTAGCACACTCTTTATGTATTTTCCAAACCTCTGTGTAGATCTCTTTAATCTCCGGTGGCAATTCACATTTCTCCTTAACTGGCAAATCTTCTTTAGGCTCTTTATCAAGTCTGCTCTTTTGGTGCTTCATCTGACAGCTAACCATTTCCGTAACATTCTCACGGTCTCTCTTGATTCCGTGACCTTGCAGAAATAATTCGCATTGCAAGACTTCACCACATTTTGAACATTCGTCTTTTATCTCTTTCCCGTAAATCTGCATACGCTTAATCTCTACCAGTGACTACCGCTCTTAAAAATACTCCGATGATGAACAGGATATATACCCATGCAGGAGCATGTAATTGAAACAGTATCCATGCTAAAACTATGTAAATGAAAATCATGTGGTATACCTCCTAAGGGTCTTTTTTATTTTTGAGGAAATTTGAGGGACTAAGTAGGGGCTGTTCGCTGGTCCTGCCAGACCCCCTCCCCCTGTGTGCTATGTTTCTTTTCAACTATGCGTTAAACTAATCTTTCGCGCAGTCTTTATTGACACATCCTTAACTATCCCATATTCCCGCACGTTTCCGCTGTTGTTGCTAATCATTCGCATCTATGTTGCTATCGTCATACACTCCGGAATCGGTCAACATTGATTTATTTTGTCCAAAATCTTTGTCTAATCGTGGGAGTTGGTCGGCTGTCCTGGTTATTTTGTGCACAATCTCTTGCTGTGTGGTCTGTTTCCTTCCGTGGTCGTTGTTTAATCGTTCCGTTGCTCCCAGCGCATTTCGCAGGTTAAAAGCAACAAGCTGATCGCAATCTGCATCATCTAACCAATTTACAAAAGCTTTTCTGACCTCGTCCATGCTCGATGTACTTGATTTAGTCCTCCAGGCACTTAAAGCCTGTTTAGATATCCCTGTTAATATCTTAAATGTATCAGCTGTAGCAGTCATATCATAAGCGTTGGCTAACTCTCTAAGATATAAATAAACCTCATACAACAGATCTATGTTGTACGCATTGTAGTTAGTTAGCATTTGGTTGATACTATTATCCACTACGTTTTGGGGTATATCTTTTAATACATTACTAGGTCTTATATAATTGTTATATATATATTGCATGGCACCATTAAAAACCGGTTGCCGTTGTGATCTCATGTCATCGATGCCATAAGCTGCACAATAATCGTCAAAGTATTTCCGGATATTTTTTTTAATCTCGTCAATGTTTGGAATCTCTCTGACGTCCTGCACCGCTCTGCACCTCCTAAAAACTGCAATAAAAAAATCACTAAAAATCACTTAATAAACCCATGTTTTTTTGATCTCCTCCAAAGATCAGACAAAAACATAAATTTATAAAAGTGATCAGCTAGTGACTTCTGATCGGTTCCGGTCTGCCGGCTCCGGTGGTCTTGGTTACAATCTGGGCGGCTGCATATCCAGAGGGGGTTGGATTTGCAGCCGCTGTCACTCGCACCGTGTTAACGTCGGCTCCCTAACTGCTTTTATCATACCACAAGACCTATTTATAAATCCACAACAACCTTTTACGCATTTGACAATTTGTTATGGTGGTATGTCTGCCGTTGATCCTGAGCATATAAAAATCATGCGATTAAAAAATATCATCCGTGTAAATTTGGCAAATAGGATTTTTTGACAGACAGATAGGTAATTTTTGCAGATGGGCACATGGTGGCAGCTGGTCGGCTCTAGTATTTATATATACTTGGTATATCAATGTCTTTCTGCTCTTAT